GTTTTAGCCGATCTAATTTGTAAGCCGGAAGGCAAACCGACGTTAGCACCAGAAAGCGATCCGCGGCCAGCAATGAACATTACACAAAATGATTTTGATTGCTTGACAACTGATGAATAATAAGTAACACTTATACCGTCAATTCAGACAATAGACTTTAAACCTAAAAGGAAAATTCAAAATGGCTAAAATTAAACTGCAAGGTGTGCGTCTTTCTTTCCCTTCTCTGTTCCGTAAAGCTGTGTTTCAGGGCGAGGAAACGAAGTTCGAAGCGACTCTGCTGTTAGACAAAGAAAAGCACGCCGACAGCATCGCTGAAATTAACGAAGCGATCAAAAAAGGTATCGCGGATAACTTCAAAGGCGCGAAGATCCCCGCTGACAAGATCTGCTTCAAAGACGGTGACACCATTGATTATGACGGTTACGCAGGTTGCATGTCGATCAAAGCGGCGAACAACAAACGCCCGATGGTGATTGATCGTGACAAGTCGCCACTTACCGAAGACGACAACAAGATCTACGCGGGCTGTTACGTTAATGCCGTGATCGAGTTGTGGTTCCAGAATAACGGTTTCGGTAAACGTGTGAACGCTAACCTGTTAGGCGTGCAGTTCTTTAAAGACGGTGAGCCATTCGGCGATAACGCCGGAGCCAGTGCGGATGATTTTGACGCATTCGGTGACGATGACGAAGAGTTCTTTGTCTAAGCAATACGATTTAAAACAAGCCGCTTTCGAGCGGCTTTTCTATCCCATTTTTAGAGGTTGCCCCTCATGTTATTTTTAGATATTGAGTGTTACTCAAATTATTTCTTGATCTCCTTCCTGCATCACAAAACCGGTAAAGTCGCCGCGTTTGAACTCCACGATACCCAACCGCTACAAATCGACGCCATTAAAAAGCTGATGAACAACTACACGACCGTGAGTTTTAACGGTCTGAGTTATGACTTGCCGATGATAGTCGCTGCGTTAAAAGGTTTCAGCAATGCGCGATTAAAATCGCTGTCTGATTCGATCATCAAAAGTAATTTACCGTCTTGGCGTGTCTGCAAAGAGCATGATATTTTTGTGCCGAAGAGTTGGGATCACATCGACTTATACGAAGTGGCCCCTGGTCAAGCGTCATTGAAAATTTACGGTGGACGGATGAACGCGCCGAAGATGCAAGATTTACCGCTGGAACCCGATGCGATCATTCTTCCTGAACAGTTTGCGCTGATGCGGGAATATTGCGCCAACGATCTGCGCACCACACTGATGCTGTATGAGAAACTTGAGGGAGAGATCGAACTGCGCAAATCTATGTCGGAACAGTATGGGGTTGATCTGCGAAGCAAAGGTGGAGCGCAAGTAGCAAAAGCAGTAATCGGTAAAATGCTGCAAGATCATGGTATTGATCCGCATCGTGTTGATGTTTCTCCTGGAACGTCATACAAATATTCACTTCCAAAATTCATAAAGTTTAAAAGCGACACCCTAAAATCAGTTTTGGAAAAAGTTGTAAACGCCGATTTTTTTGTTCAGGAAAATGGTCAGATAAAATTGCCATCTGAACTTGACGAAGTGATCGAAGTTTCAGGAAAAAAATATAAGTTCGGTATTGGTGGATTACATAGTCAGGAGGAGTGTCAGGCAATTATAAAAAAGGATAACGAAATACTGGAAGATCGAGATGTTGCCTCAATGTATCCGAATATTATACTTAGACAGGGGTTTTATCCAAAACATTTAACTGATGATTTTCTTTCTGTTTATCGAGGGATTGTTGATAGACGTATTCGAGCAAAAAGAAGCGGTGATAAATTAACAGCCGACAGTTTGAAGCTGGTTATAAACTCATCGTTCGGTCTGTTCGGATCAAGATATTCTTTTTTGTATTCTCCCGATCTGCTGATACAGACCACCATTAGCGGACAGTTGTTGCTTTTGATGCTGATTGAGCGTTTGTCTGAGATTGGTGTGGAAGTCGTTAGCGCCAACACAGACGGTATTGTTCTTTTATATTCTTCCGATTTACTAAACGAAGTTGAATCCGTGTGCTTTGGGTGGGAAATGGAAGTTGGCTTGGAGCTAGAGACCACAGATTATGCTGCTATTTATTCCGCCAGTGTAAACAATTATTTGGCGGTTACAAAAAGCGGAAAAGTTAAACGGAAAGGGGTTTTTTCAGAAGCCAATCTTAGCAAAAATCCAGATCTGCAAATAATCTACGATGCCGCCGCAGAATATCTTTCAAAAGGTGTTGCGATAGAAGAAACAATAACAAAAACAGCCGACATCACAAAGTTTGTCAGCGTTCGCCGTGTGCAAGGTGGAGCAATTTGGCGCGATCAATTGCTAGGAAAAGCCGTTCGTTTTTATTATTCGAGTCTGATACCGAAAGACGAGTGCATTCGGTATGCAAAAAATACTAATAAAGTGCCGAAGTCTGATGGATCTAGACCGCTTATGGATCTGCCGGATGATCTTCCGCAAGACATTGACTATGACGTATATATTAAAAAAACAAAAGAATTATTAAAAACAATCGGGTTGTAAAGGAGAAGTGAATGCTTGAACGCGATATTGAGAAAGCACTGGTGAAGCGCATCAAAGCACTGGGTGGACTGTGTGAGAAGTTCGTCAGCCCGTCGAACATAGGTGTACCTGATCGTCTTGTCACCTTGCCCGGTAAAATTTTGTTCGTCGAATTGAAAGCACAGGGCAAAAAGCCAACGGTAAAACAGCTAAAAGATCACGCCAAACGCCGCGGTTACGGCTGCACCGTTTTAGTTATCGACTCACTGGAAGGAATTGATGATGCTTTCCCGCTCTGATTTGCACGAATACCAAAAGAAAACAATTCAATTCATAAAAGATAAAAAGCGTTGTGCGTGTTTCTTGTTTCTCGGCGCTGGTAAGTCCGTTTCCAGTCTAACCGCTGTTTCTGACTTGATCGACGGTTTCACCGTTAAACGTGTTTTAGTTGTTGCCCCGTTGCGTGTAGCTAACTCTGTGTGGAAACAGGAGGCCGAGAAATGGGAGCACCTGAACCACTTAAAAATCACCGTTTGCACTGGTTCAGAACGCGCCCGTATTGCGGCGCTTTACTCTGACGCCGATGTGTATGTGATCAACCGTGAAAACATCACCTGGTTAGTCGAGCACTATAAGCAGAAATGGCCGTTTGATTGTGTGGTGATTGATGAGGCGTCGAGCTTTAAAAACCCGTCCAGCCAGCGATTTAAAGCGCTGAAAAAGGTTTTACCGTTTACCGAATACATGGTGTTGTTAACCGGTACGCCGTCACCCAACGGGTTGTTAGATTTGTGGTCTCAGATCTACCTGCTCGACTTTGGTCATGCGCTAGGCCGCACGATGACAGCGTACAAACAACGGTTTTTCGAGTCGGATTTTATGGGTTACAAGTTCACGCCGCGCACCGGCGCACCGGAACAAATTCAGAACGCGATCAAGCCGTTGGTGTTGTCGATGTCAGCGGAAGACTATTTGCAGTTGCCAGATCGGATTGATTTAACTGAAACCGTCGAACTACCCGCAAAAGTGATGAGTCAATATCTCGATTTTGAGAAGACACTCCTCGCTGAACTCGACGGTGGAGAAGAGATCGAAGCAATTAGCGCTGCGGTGTTAGCTAATAAATTACTCCAACTGGCGAATGGCGCGATCTACACGGACGAAAACCACAACTACAGCGAGACACATAGCGCGAAACTCGACGCGCTCGAAGAGTTAACCGAACGTGAGCCCGATGAGAATCTGCTGATCGCCTATAACTACAAAAGCGATATGGAATGCCTGCAAAAGCGTTTTCCTGATGCGGTTGTACTCGATAAAGACGCTGAAACCATTGCCCGATGGAATCGCGGCGAGATCAAAATGCTGTTAGCTCATCCTGCTAGTGCCTCGATGGGGCTGAACTTGCAGCAAGGCGGGTCGATCATCGTGTGGTTTGGTCTCACCTGGTCACTGGAGAACTATTTGCAGTTCAACGCCCGTCTACACCGACAAGGACAGATAAAACCTGTTCGCATTGTTCACCTGGTTGCACAGGGTACGATTGACGAGCGGGTGTTGAAAGTGATCGCCGAAAAAGACAGCGTTCAAAATTCATTGCTTCACGCATTAAAACCGTAATCTACATCAAAGAATAATCCCCCAACACTGCTAATATTATTAAGGCGCTGGAATTAATTGGAGTGAACGAATGACAAAACCATTTGAAACAGAAGACTTTAGCGACATCAAAACGCAGCCAATGGAAAAGCTGATCAAGCTGCGAGATCGCCGCAAGCAGAACTGGCAGGAAATGCAGCAGGCTGCGCTTGTTGAATATAAGCTATACGATGAAGCAGAGAAAGAGATTAAGCGGAGGCTTGGACTGTTATGACTTACACGGATGATAAAAAAGAGCCCTCGTGAGAGGGCTTTAAACAAGGAGTAAGCAAATGAAAAACAAGGATGAAACAACCAGATGGAGTGGAGCAATTGAGTTAATCGTAGTCCTTGTTTTCGTTTGCGTCAACTTTTCGTTGAATCAGGAAACAGAACACCAACAGCGCCAGCAACAGCAATGCCTACAGAAATAATCGCCTCTTGCACTTCTGGCGCAACCTGAACGCCAAACGCAGTCAGTAACAGCGCAATACCGCGCCATGTTGATGCTTCTTTCAATCGAGCTAGTAAGTAAGCCATATTTTACCCTCTTTATTTTGCCGCTAATTTAAGGTTAGACGCCACACGTCGAACCCATCCTTTACCAAACGTTGAAAATGTTTTCAGTGATGAGTAAAACTCTATGCGCTCTGCATTGAATAGCATTACGATTTGAAGATCATCGAGTGAATTAGTGGCCGCGATAGTTTTAGCGCCGATCACTCCGTCATCTGCAACTGATAAGGCGCGCTGTAAAAACTTTACCGCCTGCGAGTTTCCATGATTCACGCCAGCGTCAAACAGCTGGTTTCAATCCACGCGCCCCAATTGATCGCACCGCAACCTGTCCCAGTACATCTTTTTATAGATGCCTTTAGCGGTCTCTTTTGGCATTAGCTTTATGCTGCCAGTGTAACCATTATCAACGGCGACAGCGCGAGTGATTCCCCAGTTAGTTTCTCCGCCTGGGTCGGATGGATTATTAACGTATCCGCCTTCATTGCCAATTAGCAGATCAAATGCCTTATCAAAATCACTCATAAATCCACCTGTGTTTTGTTCATTCTATCACCACTACAAAATTACATGCACAAAATAGCCGCACTAGGCGGCTTT